GATGCGAGCCATGAAGGCAGATGCCATCTGGGGTTTCTCTTCTTTCTTGAGTTTGAATTCTACCACCGTTGTCCGACTATGGAGCGGTTCGATGATTCGATTCTTAAAGTTACAGGTAAAAATAAATCGACAGTTCTTGGAGAACTCTTCGATAAAGGCACGCAAAGCTGGTTGCGTTGAGTTGGGGTTTAGATAGTCTGCCTCGTCCAGTATGACCACCTTGGTCTTACCACCGAAACTTACCGTACTTGCAAAGTCCCTAATCTTTGTTCTGAGAACATCAATGCCAGATTCATCTGATCCATTGATAATAATGTAGTCACAATCTAATTCATTACAAAGAGCACGAGCAACTGTGGTCTTACCTGTACCGGCAGTACCACAGAGCAACATGTTAGGAATTTCTTTCTGGTCAACAAAAGATTGAAATACATCCTTCAGTCTACTCGGGAGTACACACTCCGAAATAGTTTGGGGTCTGTACTTCTCCACCCAGAGAAATTCATTCATCACTATATCCTTTTTTCAAGCACCTCAATTTGTTTCTGTCGGTTCTCTTCCCACTTCTCTTCGGTGCGATCACCTTTGGGAAAAAACTTGGCACTCTTGAGGTTTTCAAGTGCCACCATACGCCGACCACGAGCGTTCTTACTTCTCCATGCAGTAGCCATACTACTCCTTATCCACCAATCTTATCTTTAGTCCCAAGAGACTCTTCCAAATTAAGTTCTAGTTGCTTGCCGCCGACTTCACTTTCATTCATAATGTATGATGCCATTGTTGCGGGATCAGATACTTCATATGGATCATCCGCAGCATTGTGTGCCATACCATCTTCGACAAAAGCCTTTTCGATAACACCGTCATTTACCAACAGAGAATATCTCCAAGATCGTTGACCAAAACTAAGGTTATCTTTGTCAACCAGCACACCCAACTCTTCGGTGAAGATGCCAGAACCATCGGGAATTGGTTTTACACTTTTGATATTCTGGTGTCTAAACCATGCGTTCATCACAAAAGTATCATTGACAGAGAGACAGTAGATTTCGTCTACACCCTTAGACCGAAAAAATGCATAGTTCTCTTCATAGCCTGGCAATTGATACGCAGAACATGTCGGAGTGAAAGCCCCAGGCAATGAAAAGAGAATGACTCTCTTATCACTGAACAAGTCACCAGAAAGTACTGCCTCCCACTTGAAGGGATTGGGATGACCCCTAGAGTCCAGTTGAGGACATCGGACACGGGTATTGAACAGGACTTCCATAGGAAGTCTTTGACCTACTTCTAACATGTAGAACCTCTTACTGTGTTTTTGAGCTTGGGTCCAACGCCAACCAGTATGTTCTCTCATCATTAACAAACATAATTACTGGCGCTTTACCGACTGTAGCAACGTAAGAATCAGGGATGACCTTTAGAGACTCAATTGAGAGTCGTGCATCGAATTCCAAACTACTATCACCAAGAACTGTTGTGAAAGAATTACTCTTGGGAGTATTTGGATCACCGACAGACATGAGTACCTGTTGCCCGTCACCGACTACTCGCAAGAAAGGAGCAGAGATGGCAGACGCGGCACGATAGATTGTCTGAATATTTTCTTTGGTGATATTGAATTCATACAAAGTTTCTACTTGAATCTCTTTGTCTGGTGCAGCTTTAATCACAGACGGTTCAGCATAGTAGAATTCAAACTTACCAGCATTGGTTTGTACGGTGACAGACTCATCACCAAACTCAAGGTCTGCGTTCTCATCCATTGTCAGCAGAGACAAAAACTGGTTGAGATCGTAGATCGCAAACTCTTTAGGAAAACTTTCCGTTACCGTTGCACGGCACAGAATGTTCATAGAATTTGACACAGTAGCAAGAGTTTGCCCCTCACGGACCAGAAGGTTCGTGTTAATAGAGGCAAAGTTCTTGAATGTGTCAAGTGTGGACTTAGAAACTTTCATCATAATAAACTCCAATCAAACAAACTACATAAGAACAAAACGACACTCAAATGTCAAGGGTTAATCTGACTCCGTAGTGTGAGCGATTGTAATATCATTTGTACTACAATAACTAGTCACTTCTGAGTTACCCAAGTAATCATCTGGATGTCCAGCATCTTCCCTTGCAGTATTCCAAGCAATGTATGCTGCTTCATCCGCAAAGATTAATTTAATCACAACACTCAAAGGATCACTGAAGTCATTTGTCATTGAGACATCCGTTCTTCCGGTCATCCAATCCAGCCAAGCAGTGGATTGAGTGTCGTAGTCAGTACCCTGCAAGTCTGTTGCCCAAAAAGGCCACTCTGATTCTGCATCGGTTCTTGTAAACGTTGTAACTTTTCTATAAGCCATTGTTCTCTCCATTACGGGGTTGATATATTTCTCTCTCTATTTATAATAAAAAAAACCGAGAACCGACAGATTGAGAGAGAGTGAGAGAGGCCTGTCGGTTCTCGGCCGCCGCAAGGGCGAACTTTACTGATGTTCTAAATCGTGAACATGCAGTGCAATTAGGGCATAATGAAGTACTTTCAAGAGGTCTTTACGATTCTTGCCTTCCTTATTACCATATCGTTGAGTGTACTTTAGGATGTTACCAAGGCAGAAACCTTCACCGTGGCCACCGTCAATGATAAACTCAGTGGCCTGAAACTTGTTCTTGGAGTAGTGTTCGGTATATGTAGAATTAACATAATCTTCCAACTCACTAATCAAGGCAAACTCGTTATATCTATAATCGATATTAGATGTCATAGTCATCTGCCTTTGGGTTGTCATCATTGACTTCATCTTCAGTCGGGTTTAGATCAACACCAGCATCAACCTTAGTGTACAGGTCAATGAAGGCAGACTTGGTGTCAGTGTCGAATCGATTGACGCATAACTGAATCGCCTTGAGTCGGTCACCAAACATGGCGAACGCCTTGACAATGTGTTCCAGACGGCGAGTCGAAACCAACTCATCAATGCCACCTTCATAGAAAGTCTTTCGGATCACATCTGCCCAGAGCACCAACTTATCGGCAAACTCATCATCAACACAATCGGCAACTGACATTTTGTTGAGGACAATCTTTTTCTCTTGAGCGGCAGAAGGGTATTCTTGTTCGACTGTGATTGCGAATCGCTCGAGGAATGCCTCATCAAGAACTTGGGCACCCATGAACTTACCGTCATCGGAACCACGGCCCTTGGTGTTCGCAGTAGCGATCACATTGAAACCAGAGGCGGGAGTAATAACTTCGCCAGTCTTTTTGTTGAAGTAGGGTTTACCTTCAAGGATTGCCTGTAGACACATTAACTTGTTTGATCCACGGTCAATCTCATCAAGGATCAACACTGCGCCACGTTTCATGGCGGTCAGTACCGGACCTTCACGATAGACTACGTTACCATCTACAAGCGTGTTACCGCCAATCAGATCATCTTCATCGGTTTCGATTGAGATGTTGACGCGGATTGCCTCTCGCTTCAACTTAGCGCAGACTTGTTCGACCATCATGGTTTTACCGTTACCGGACAAACCACAAATGAATGTGGGGTAGAACATACCAGACTTGACAATGTTCACTAGGTCACGGTAGAAACCGAAAGGAACGTATGTCGAATCTTTGGCGGGAACTAGGTTTTCAATTTCCACAACAAGTTTCGCCTGACTGAGAACCTTAGCAGCGGCGACTGCAACTGGTTCGGGTTGGGGTTGGGATTGAATCACTGCCGCGGGTTTCGGCATTTGCACAATTTGGCCAACCATCATTGGATTGAATTGGTTGCGACCAACTTTGGCCTCTTTGAAAAACCACATTGGATTTTTGAGACCCGCCTCGCGGGCAATATCCATAACTTCTGATTTTGAAAAGACACCTGACTGATTGTTTGACTCAGCGAGGGCGGACAACAACTGATCTTTCTGTTTAATACTCATAATGTAACTCTCTCTCTCAATTTCTCACTTTACTATACTAGCTTACTACATTGGGAAGCAAAAGTCAAGGGGCCAAAGCGAAATAATTTGATTTTCTTTCCCTTTGGAATCAATGACTTAGGCAACCATATCAACAAATCGGTTAATGAAATGTCGGGAATTAGACTTTTTAGACTGAAACTGGCGGAATCCACGCAGAACATCCGACTTTTTCTCAGACTTGATATCCAACTCAGCGCCTTCAACTTCAAGGTCAGAACCGCCTTTGATTAGGAAAGTCTGATCGTAACCCCATGCACTGTCAACTGCCATGTAATCTTTTTTGAGCCACTCTGACTTGTACGGGGCAGAAAACTCTTCGGGTTCATTCCAATGCATTTGACGCAGAGTCACCCAATGCCAAGCATTCTTCACATCGGATTTTTTCTTTGAACAAATCCAGAAGTTTACCATGCGAGAACCAGTAATCTTTTTGTACATGGCAATACCGGCGAGAAGACTGATCTCACGACCCAGACGGAATCTAGTGTGGTAAACAGCAGACGGTTGTCGAACCACAACAGAAGTAGTGCCACGCTTCAGAATCAGTTTGTTAGCGGTCACTTGTTGGAAACTTCTCCAATACTTGTCGTCATCGTCTTGGGCTGGGCGGTCGAATACATCATACTCATCGGTGTTGCCACCGTCAGAAAGAACAATGGTGTTCAACACTTCAATGCGATTGCGGTCTTTGAACTCTTTTGCCACATCGGTTGCAATTATGATTGCAGCAGCGAGGGGAGTAGACCCCAACTGAAGATGGTTTGGCAGATCATACATAGAGACATACATCTCACTAGAAAACTTCCGGCGGTCACAGTACGCACTCCAAACTTCAGCGTACATCAGCAGATTCTCAAAGTGTTTTTTGTACTGGGCGGGTGAAGACTCTGAAGTAATCAACTGAACCAGACCAGCCTGATTGCAAAGATGGATTTCATTCTCATGAGTAGACTGCGACATGCCATCTTTGGCAGGCATTTGAGAAGTGAATCCGTAAACATCAAACGGAATACCAACCTGTTTGCAAAAGGCAACTTGGATCAACAACTGTTCAAGCGTACCCGCCATGTTTTGAGACATTGAACCAGAGAACTCGATAC